TTGAAGGTTGTATTTATAATGCATTCTAACCTGTAAGGCAAGTGATGCCCGCCGATAGCGGGCTTTTTTATTGCCTTCAAAAAATATTTTCATTTTTTTTCATTTCAGGTGGTCAAAACGGGTTGCTTATTCTACTTGTAAGCAAAACCCAGTTTTATGCACTCACTCGGAGAGATCAAGATCACCAATAAAGCCGCCGAAGTCATTATCGACATCGAGGGAATCATCGGCATTCCTGAATGGTGGCAGTTCGACAACCCGGACGAGCGGGTTGCCACCTACGACAAGTTCAAAAAGTCGGTAGGAGAACTCAAAGACATCAAATCCCCGGCCATCACGGTTAACATCCGCTCTCTGGGCGGCAGCGTTAACGACGCTTTGCTGATCCACGACACCCTGTCGGGGCTCAAAGCCACCGTTACGACCAACTGCTACGGCTATGTGGCCTCTGCCGCTACCATCATCGCACAGGCCGCCTCGTCCGGACGGCGCAATATCTCGGAAAACTCCCTGTACCTGATCCACCGGGCCAGTGCCTACGCAGAGGGAAACTCCGCCGAGTTTGAGGAGGCCATCCGCATGCTGAACAAGACGGACGAGCTCATTGCGGGTATCTATGCGAACCGCTCCGGCAGGTCTGCCGAGGATTTCACCGCTCTGATGAAAGTCGGCGAATGGTTGACCCCCGAAGAGGCCAAAGAGGCGGGTTTGGTGGATAATATCACCAAGTCATCGGGCATCACGAACCTCGACGCTACTTCGATCCATAACCTGAAATTGCCGGATATTCCGGCGGACAAACAAATCAAAAACGACAATAGCATGAAAATCAAACTGAAAGAGAGTTGGAAAGGGATTCTCAACTTCTTCGGACTGGAAAAGGACGCGGAAATGGAGATCACCGACGCCGAACTGGAGCGCATCAACAACGAAATGGAGGCGCGGGACAAGAAGATTGCCGACCTGACGGATAATGCCGCCGGAAAAGACGCGGAGATCGCAAACCTCAAACAGTCGGTCACCGACAAGGATACCGAGATTGCGAAGCTCAAACAGCAGGTAACAGACAAGCAGTCCGAGATCGACAAACTCAAAGCCGCGCCGACGAAAACCAAAGACTGCGAGGACCCCGATCCTGCGGGTGAATCGCTCAAAGGTAACGCCGCCGCTTACGAAAACGACGTCAAAAACTTCAAATAATTCTGAATCATGGGAAAAGTAATCAAAAATCCTAAAACTTACGAAGGACGTGAGTTGGAGCAAATTTTCTTCCGTCCGATGCTCACCGGCCCGGATGCGGCCGACCTCGGCGTGAAGATCATGTACAACATGCCGGTTCCCACTACGCTCAATTTCTGGAAACGGGCCGTAGACGTACTGAAAGCGTACAAGAAAGGCTGGGACGGAGGGGCAATCGCCGACAAATTCCAGAAAACGATCAATTTGTCGAAGGTAAAAAGCGAGATGGGTTACTCTGCCTCGGATTACTTCTCGATGATCTACGAGCTGATTACAAACCGCTCGGACGTGAATCTCGACGACCTATCCGGTACCGAATTGGAAGCCGCCGAAACCGCGCTGTTCAAAGAGGCCATTGCCGAAGCAATCCGCGTGACGATGTGGTGCGGCGACACCTCGCGCGAATCGGGCTTCAACTCCTTCGACGGCTTCCTCAAGCGGATCAAAGCCGACATCGGCACCGGCGAGGACGACGTGAAATCTATCGCGTGTCCGTCGATGGCGACCCCGGACGCTGCCGAAGCGGTGCTGAAAAACCTGTTGGACAATGCGCCCCTCGTGCTCAAACAGTTCAAAGACCAGGGTAACCTCGTTTATCTGGTCACTTCGGACGTTTACCAGAACTACGAGGAATCACTCGACGCCGTGGTGCTGGAATCGGCCTATGCCGCCAAGCAAAACGGACGCCCCGGCCTGAAATACAAAGGCATTCCGTTGGTGGACGTGAAACTGGCCGGGTATCTGCCCACTATGGCCGACATGCCGCAGTCGTTCGCCATCCTGACGGATCGCCGCAACCTGGCAATGGCCGTCAACACGTCCGATTTCCCCGGCACCGAGGTGCGGATGTGGTACAACCCTGATGAGATGGAGAACCGCCAGCGTGCGATCTTCATGGCCGGATGCGACTACCTGCTTCCCGAGCTGATCGTCATCGCGCTGCCCGTGGCCGTCACGGGGGTGACGCTGGACAAAAACACGCTGTCGGTCGCTAAAGACGCTACCGCTACGCTGATCGCTACCGTTTCTCCCGATGATGCAGGCAACAAAACCGTGATCTGGAGCTCTTCGGACGACACCAAAGCGACCGTCGATGCAACGGGTAAGGTCACCGGTGTGGCGGCAGGATCGGCTATCATTACGGTGAAAACGGTGGACGGAGCAAAAACCGCGACCTGTGCCGTAACTATTACTGAATAAACCAACCTCAAACAAAAATTATGTCAATTCTTACAGGTTACACGAAAGTGTGCAAAAAGACTTCGGGCGGTGTGCTGACCATCGGCCTGATCGAAAAGGAAAATTTCAAGGGTGCGACCCTCGATGCCGACAGTGACGCCTATTCGGCGATCACGCTCGCCGCTCAGTCAGCATTCAGCAAGTACGAGTTCCTCGAAGATGAGGCGGAGTTCAAGGAGGACACCAAGCGCGAGAACGGCTCGGTGGTCATCACCAAGTCACTCGTATTCAAGCTGCCGACGATGAACGCCGCCTCGCGCAAAGCCGTGCAGGAGATCATCGACGCTTCGTACTGCGGTCTGGTGGCCGTAGTGATTACCCCCAACGGCGATGCGTTCGTGGTGGGCTATGGCGAGGACGTGAAACTGGAACGTCCGCTGCGTATCTCACAGTCTACCGGCACGACGGGTAAAAAGTTCTCGGATGCCAATGGCGACGAAGTGACGCTGACCTGCGACCACACCGAGAAATCGCGCATTTACTCGGGTGACACGGACGCGCTGTTCACCGCAGCGCCGGGAGCGTAAATCTTCCCATCCATCATGTTGCATGAAAGGGAAGTCCCTGCGGCTTCCCTTTCTTTAAAAACCGAAACTATGGCAAAGAAATACAGCATCAAACCCGGCTATGAAAACGCCGAAATCGTGGCGTCAAAGCCTCCGCACCCCAGGACGGACGGGGCGCGTTTCATCCTGTCCCGCTGCACGCAGAAGGATTTGAAATACCTGCACGATGTAGTGTTATTCGAGGGCGTAACCGTTTCGAGCGATGAGAAAGCAAAAACAGACGAACAAGACCGTTAAAGCCTTCGTGACCGAAAACCGGGTCGATCCGTTCGTTTCGATAGGTTCGACGATGGCCGCCACGGGTAACTGCTGGAGGTGGGGAACCGACAATATGTTTCCCTATGCCCTTGCCATCCTTGCACGACGTTCGACGGCGCACCGGCGGATCATCAACGACAAAGCGGATTATATCTCCGGCAAAGGGTTTTCCTTCGATGAAAACCGACCGGAGTTGGAAATGATCGTGGAGGCGGCCAACGGGACAGGCGAAACGCTGCGGCAGGTGCTCAACAAGCTGGCATTCGACAAAGCCCTGTTCGGGAATGCTTTTCTTGAAATCGTAACCAACCGCAAATGCTCGTTCGTCTCATTCTACCATCAGGATGCGACCAAATGTCGCCTGTCGAAAGACAAATCACACATTATCCTCTGTCACAACTGGCGGGAATACACACCGATGCAAGCGCCCACCTTGCCGCTTTATCCTCAGTTCGACGAAGCCCCGGACGGTACGCTGCGCTCGATTATCCACTACAAAGATTATGAGCCGATGTTCGAGAACTACGGCGTGCCGCCCTATATCGCCGGGTTGAATGTGTCGGCCATCGCCTACAAGACGGACAAATGGAATATCAGCCGTCTGGACAACTCGTTTCAGCTTTCGGGTGTGATGACCCTCGACAGCGATGTGAACAACGAGGAAGAGGCCAAACAGATCGCCGAAGCGGCACAAAATAAGTTTGCGGGGAAACCGGGGCAGGTATTGTTCCTGGTAAAAAACAGCGGAGGCGAGGATGGGTCGAAATTCATTCCGATCACTTCGTCGAACGAGGGAGACTGGCAGGCACTGCACGAGCAGTCTACAACAGATATTGTTGTTGCTCATTCGTGGTTCCGGTCACTGAGCGGATTGGACTGGACGTCGGGATTTAATTCTGACCGTATCCTGCATGAGTATGAAATCGCACTGAATACGGTGATCCTCGGCGAACAGGCCGAACTGATGGAGCCGATCCGGAAAGTGTTGGAAAATATGGCCGGAATCGACACCTCATCGCTGCAAATCATCAACCGGCCCCCCATAACCCTGAAACCCTCGTACATGATGGTGTGGGAGGCACGCAAGGCCGACGGGCTGGATTACGACGAGAACGACCCGAAACAGCAGGTTTTCCTGGCAAACCTAAAACAGTCGAAAAATGGTACTGATAACGAGTAACGAGGTTATCGACCTGGCATTCTCCAGTGTGGAGCAGATCACGCCGGGGATTATCAAGGAGACGAAAATCGAGGCGGCGCAGGAGCGCTACATCCGTCCCGCGTTCGGCGAAATGTATAACGCGATGACCGAAGGGAGATATCCGGAGTTCGTAAACACTTACCTCAAACCGGCCCTCGCGTATTTTGTCCGGCACGACGTGATCCCGGAGGTATCGACACCGGTAGGCAACACCGGCGCGATGCTTCCTTATACGAACCATGCGAATGCCGCAACAGACAAACAGCGGGAATTGGCGATGGATAGTGCGCTGAACAGTGCCAATGCTCTTTTGGGCAAAGCAATCCGGCATATCGAGGCGCACCGGGAGGATTTCCCGGAGTACAAACCATTGGTAAAATGCCCCTCGATCCGGGGCGGGATGATTCTTTAAGACATGGCAACGGGTAATAATTTCTATCAGGGAGAGACCATAACAGTCGGTTTCGCCGCATACGAGGACGATGCAGACGTACCGGTGGACATCACCGGGTACGACATTACAGCGATCCTGTACAACGCTTCGCGCGGACGTATTCTCACGATGAGTACGAATGAGGGCGGGTATCTGATCGTGAACCGCGTAGGAACCTCGGAACTGACCGTAACCGTTCCCGCTGCTTTTACCAGTAAAATATACCCCGGACTGCTCAAAATCGAAGTGAAACTAACAGAGCGGGAAACCGGGAAGGTAGCAATAGCAATGACCGATGTAATCTATTTGATGGGCTGTAAAATCGGAGGCATCAACCTATGAGGCTTGTGACGACATTCATACAAAATACGGAATCTACCGATCCCGATCTTTCGTACCTGAACCGCGCACGGTTCGTTTTGTCCGTGGCCGACGGACATGGTTCCGACGGTGTGGGTATTCTGGACGCGGTGATTCGTAACCGGCACCTATTCCTGTCGATGACTTCCGGCGCGGAGATCGACGCGGGGAGCGTATTTACGGAGGACGATTTACCGGTAGCTTCGGATTCCCGTCTCGGTATCGCCGCGTTCGACCCGGCCTATTTTTCCATATTGGCTGGGAAAGTGTCGCTACGTGGTGATTTGGATTTCGGATTGAATGAAACACAGCTTGCCGAATACCTGACCGCCAACAAATACGCGACGCAGGCATGGGTTGCCGCACAAGGATTCATCGGCAGCGACGGGTTGGCCCTGTACGCTACGAAGGAATGGGTGCTCGGACAGAATTTCGCCAAAGCATCGAGCCTGGGCAATTATCTGCTGAAATCCGTCTGGGACGAGGTATTCGAGGTGACTACGGTTAACGGCGTGCGGGTATTGAACGTGAAGTTGGATATTGCGGGCCTCAAAGGCATCAGCGCTTACGGTCTGGGTCCCACCTCCGGCGGCGGTGCATCCGGTTCCCTCGGAGAGTTGGTCAACGTCGGGCAGTGGGCCGACGAGGTACCTACCGCCGACCGGGTGATGGTACAACTAGCCGGGGCTACACATTGGTCTGCAAAGCCGCTCGCCGATCTGGTCGGTCTCGATACTGCGGCCCTTGCACAATACCTGACCGCAAACAGCTACCTCAAGGCAAGCGATATTTCAAGTTATCTGACCTGGGCCAACCTTTCCGGCAAGCCTACGGTTTACCCGACGAGTTGGGAATTGGTGGTGGGCCGGCCAACGAAACTCTCCGATCTAACCGATGACGTTGTAGCGGGCAACTATCTGCCTAAGCCAACATGGGATGCCGTATTCGAAGTGGTCACGGTGGACGGCACACCGGCGCTGAAAGTCAAGTACGATATTCTCGGGCTCAAAGGCATCACAGCCTATGCGGACGGCTCCCTCTCCGGCGGGTTCTCCGGTGCGTTGGTCGATCTGGTGGACGTGGCAGTGACTAATCTTGCCTCCGGGGACATTCTCAAGTACAACGGGACGCATTTTGTAAACGTACCGGTCTCGTCCATCGCCGGGGCTTCGTCGTGGGATCAGATCACCGGAAAACCGGAGTATTACCCGACCCGGTGGGCGGACGTGTCCGGTGCACCTACATCTCTTCCGGCCTCTGACGTATACCCGTGGGCGAAAGCGGCCTCGAAGCCGACCTATACCGCCGCCGAGGTCGGGGCGCTGGCTTTGAGCGGAGGCACCCTAACCGGTAATGTAATCACTATCGGCTCGTTCATCCTGGCGAATAGCGGTGCATACCCTCAGTTAACTTTTCGCGCAACAGCGGATAATTCAGAGAGGCTGCTTTTTCGGCATGGCAACGATCTGAAATGGAGGTACAATGGCACCAACGACGGAATAATATACCATTCCGGCAACTTCAATCCGGGGAATTACCTGCTACTTTCCGGCGGTACGATGACGGGGGATATCACCTTTGGATCGAATGGCAGGTCTCTAAGGGGTTCCGATGGGGGTAATATTGCCGGTGTGTTATATGATACACCTAATGCAAGATATGTTACGGCTATCGGGACAGGAAGTAGACGTTTGATTTTGGTTTCTCCGGCTTCAATATACAGGGGGGCAGGCGGAGTGGCTGAAAACTACATGATTTACGATTCCGGTAATTTCAATCCCTCGTCCAAGCTGGATAAGTCCGTTTGGGATGAAGCCTTCGAGCTAAAAACGGTAAACGGTGTGCGGGTGATCTCGGCAAAGCTGGACTTTCTCAGCGTTGCAGGCATCAGCGCTTATGCTACCGGCCCATCTTCGGGCGGCGGTGGCGGCGGATTGGATTACGACCTGCTCAAACAGGCCCTGACCGGCGCGATCACCCCGGACGGTTATCCGTTCACGATCTCTACTTCATTCCTCGGGGCGATCAGTAAAACGTACCTTACAGGCAAACTGGCGAACACATACGCGAACAAGGTACACACTCACCTGTGGACTGATATTACCGACCGGCCTACGTCCCTTCCTGCCAACGGAGGCAACGCCGACACGGTGGATAATTTGCACGCCTCGTCTTTCGCCCAAATCAAAAGTTACAACTTTCCCAGCGGCGGAATAAACAACATTACGGACTTAGATTTCACCGGGAATATACAGGCGCATTTCCCGGGTGCTGAATACTCCTGTATCTGGCAGGGAAAGGATTTTGCGGGTACGATTTTGCAACTCAAGTTACGGGACTATGCCGGAAAGCAATCTATGATGTATCGGGGTAGTCTTACAAAAATATGGAGGACGGTTTGGGATTCCGGCAACTTCAATCCGGACAATAAGTTCGGATTATCCGGTATTATTTCCGACTTGAATAACGCGCCGCTGAATGCGGTCTTTTCAACCAATGGAACTCCAGCCAACGCCCCGCTTGAAAATGCTTATTTCCAAGGGTTCACTTTCGCAATGGATAATAATCCAGACTTTAAGCGCCAATGGGCATTCAAGGATAAAAAAATTTGGTTTCGGAATTTACATGCCGGTTCTTGGTCGGCATGGACCGATGTAATTCCCCTGGATAATTACCTGCCGTTGTCTGGTGGAAGTATCACTGGTGGTCTTGGTGTATCCGGCTATCTGACAGCAGGAGTTTTACGGGTCAAAGCGACTTCGTATCCGCAGATATCTTTCGTGAACACGACGACAAACAGGGATTCGCTATTGTTTGTCAATGGCAGCGGGTTGTATTGGCGTCCAACTGCCGGTACCGCGACAGATTATCAGGTTTACCATTCGGGCAACTTCAATCCTGACAGCAAACTGGGGGTTTCGTCCGTGGCCGTCGAAGCTAAAAAGATGTCGTACCAAGGCCTTATGACGGCGATCTCCGGCACGACAACCTTCCCCGCCGGACTCTACCTTTACGGCGTGTACAACAATGGCTATCCTGTAACTTACGGTAATCTACTGCGGGTTGGAGGAAGCGGATTGGGCGAAATGTTGTTTGGCTGGGCAGGGGATGCCTCGGTCGGCGGGTTGTATTACCGTTCGAAACGGGATGTTGCGGCAACGGCATGGAGCAACTGGTGTAAGTTATGGACTTCGGCAAACTCCAACCTCTCGACCATTGACTGGTCGGCCAATAATCTTAATGCCGCAGCTAATTTGGATGTCGCAGGGCAGGCGTATGTGAGCGGATGGCTCCGGTCGAGGGGTAATGTCGGCTGGTATAGCCAAGACTACGGCGGAGGCATCCACATGACGGACAGTACGTGGGTGCGCGTATACGGCAGCAAGGGGCTGATGATCGACACCGGCACAAGCCCTATCAATATGGGACAGCTTCAGATTACCTGCTCTGCGGAGGCTTCCATCGGATTCCGATCCGCAAGCAACGGTAATTGGTGTCTGGGCAAGGGAGTGAAATCGATCGGTTCCGGGTTCGGCCTGTACAACGCCGTAACCAATCGGGCGGCGTTCCAGATCGACAGTGCCACGGATAACGCCTCTTTTGTCGGCAGTATCACCGCACCGACCTTTGTGGGCAATCTTTCCGGGTCGGCCAGTTCAGTTAACGGCTACGATATAAATTCATTCACCGGCTACTATAAATACACGATAGACGCTTCCTCGCTCGACCAAAATACCTATTACCCGGTTACGATGTATTTGGGTGTCCATCATACGGTCCGTATCTCTGTGCTCGTTGCCTTGGACAGCGGAACCAAACCGGCCTGGAGTTCGCACGCAAGCGGTTATTCAGTCCGCTTTATCGAAGAGGTGAACGGTTCAGGCTGGGGAACATCGGAGGTGTCCCGGAATATTCTTGCGAACGAATACAGATTTGCAAATGCCAATCCCGTAGGACGTGTCGAACAGATGACGAATAGCTCCACGGAAGTGATCTGGGTGCGCGGAGGCGGAAAATACTTTTTCTACTTATCCATACCCTACATCACTCCGGCACTTCGCACCTCTACATTCACGAATGCCAGTCAAAGCGTATCGCCACGTACCGATACGATGGATTTACGCATGGCCGCTAACGGTAACGGAATTGCCGTAAGTAAACTGTATGCCCACAACAGTATAGAGATTAACGGTTTTACCATCGACGTATACAACGGCGCGCTGCGCGTGAACGGAAACCTTGTCGCTACAGGCGGCGTAACAGCATATCAATAAAACTATGGCACTCGGAAAAACGAATATTTCAATCGACCTCGTGCGCCGCACGCTCGGATCGTCGAAAACAGACGTAGGAGGGCTTTGCCTGGAGGATAAGGTAAACATGTTCTCCTACTACAAACCCATCGATTCGCAGGCTCAGTCTACCGATCCGAATACGGACTGGCCGGCCAACATCAAGCAGAATTTCGGGATCAACATCCCGGAACTCACTTTGCCCGTGGATACGGCTTTGAACTGGACGCGGGACAAACCCGTCGGCGGACGGCTCAGTCCGTACAGGCTGACCGATTTCGGGGGTTACGAGCATAATGCACGGCCCTGCCTTTCATCAGGTTGCATGGGAACCGTCAGCGTCAATATGTCCGATGTAGGTTATACCACCCGCACGTTCACTTTCGAGCAAATCCCAGCAAGCAGCAAGACGAATGTTTCGGCGCTGAACATGAAAGGGATTCAATACTATTACTGGGGTTTTGCCTTGCTTACCTCATTGACCGCTACCGAGGGTAAATTAATCACTTGCGACAAGACCATCGGCGAGGGCGGCAATAGTATTACCGTGGACTTCTTCGAAATCGGAGCAGGAACGCACCACAAATACATGCTTTTCGTGCTGAGCAAAGTGAAAGCCACGGGAGGATTCGGGGAGGCTGACAACATTAACGATCTGAACGCTGAACCGCTGGTGGTGTACCACAACAGCACGTTCATAAATCCGGTTCCGCTCAATATCTTCAACTCGATCCTGATTTCGGCCAAGATGACCGGGATAAATACCGACGGTGCAAAATACACTTTCTATCCGTTCAGCAACTTTACATCCTCTCCGTTGCTGTTCCACGGTACTCAGTATGCGTATGTCAAGGTGACGATCACCAATATCGCAGAACACGAAGTAAGATACACCACGCTGCAAGAAGTAGAGGTGGTATCATTCTGGGGGACGGTCGAAAAAGGGATACCCCTCGTATTGGATGCCACAACGGGAAACAGGGTTTCGATGATTGTTTTGGCTGCCGGGGAAAGCCGGGACTATGTGCTGGAAATCGAGCAATTCGCATGGCATAACGGGGACTTTCAGTTGGACAATTATCCGACCGGCGTTGTGAACTCATACATCAAACTCGGATTCGGCGAACTGCTCGACCAGACCGGAACCTTCCAGATACAGGCAAGGAACATCTAATTTGTTATCAACCAATAAAATCTTTCAATTATGTCAACAGTAAATGCAATTATCAACGAGAACAAGATCACCGCACAAACGATTCAGCGGCTTATCAAGGCAAGCGTAGGTTCGGCCGAAGTTTCGGCGGAGGTAACGATGACCAATGCCGTGGTCGCTTCCTACACGGGCGGCCAGATCACCGAGAACGGAGAAGTCAAAGCGTCGTTCAACCAGTACGCGGGCGGCAAGATGCAGATCAGCGCGGATGTGGAGTACTTCTCGCAAGCGCAGGCGATCCTCACTCCGTTCATGCAGAAGATGGACGCCATCGCGCTGACGATGACCGAACAGCCTGAATCAGTAGTCGAAGCGTAACCCTAAAAACTCAAAAAGATGAAAAAGATCGAACTTGTAGCACTGACCCAGCTTTTGGGCAAAATCAGTTCCGGCAGCATTTCTCACGATGAGCGCAAAGGGTTGCTCGAGGTGATGAAGGTTGCCAAATACAACCTCGAAATGCGCGACGAGAAGATGCGTACGGCAATGAAGAAGTACGGAATCGAGATCGACCCGAACACCGGAAGGATTGCCGAAGGTAACGACAAAGCCGCTGTCGCTTCATTCCTAGACGATATGAACAAGGTGGACACGTCGGATGTCGAACTCAAGCCGTTTCTTTCGGAGGCCGGGGCCGATGCGCTCTGGGAGGAAAACAAGCTCACCACCTCGGAGCGCATGATGCTCGATGAGCTGGTGAAGCAGCCCGAGCCGGAAGCTCCGGAGAACCCGGCGGCCAAAACGAAAAAGTAACAGGGCGGCAGAACCCGGCGGAATTTCCGCCGGGCTTTCCCGGCCAGTAAAATAACGAATATGGAACATTTGAATTTACAAGCCCTCGCCGATAACCTGAGCCTTTTCGCGTTCATCTACCTGTGCGTGTTCGGCGCAATCGTAATGGATTTGTGGAGCGGGGTGCGCAAAGCCCGCCGCCGGCACGAACTGCGCATGAGTAACGGCTACAAACGCACGGTAGACAAGATCGCCCGATACTACAACATGCTGCTGGTGGTCTCGATTATGGACGCGCTGCTGATCGTCTCCCAGGCGCACAGCTTTTGCTCTCTGCCGTGCCTGCCTTACCTGACGATCATCGGGGCGCTGTTCCTCTGCTTCATCGAGCTGAAAAGCATCTTCGAGAAGGCGGAGGACAAGACCAGGTTCGCGGAATCGGCACTGCTGGCCGGGAAGATCATCGCCAACAAGGACGATCTGAAAAAGCTGGTGGAGGAACTGGGTAGAGAGAAACCCGAGAAAGAAACGAACGATGAGTAACGCAAGAGGCATTCGCAACAACAATCCCGGCAATATCCGCAAAGACGGATCGGTGTGGCGGGGAGAGGTGGCCGGGCCGGATAAAAATTTCAAGACCTTCGAGACGATGGCCTGGGGCATTCGTGCAATCTACCACCTGCTCAATAATTATCGCCTTCTGTACGGTTGTGACACTATCGAGAAGATGATCCGGCGGTGGGCACCTCCCGAAGACGGGAACGATACGGAGAGTTACATTTCCACGGTGTCGAACCTCTCCGGGGTGCCGCGCACCAGCCGCCTGACGACAACCGATCGTTCGGTGATGGAGCCTATCGTGCGCGCGATGCTCCGGGTTGAGACGGGGATGGATGTTTCTGCCGCAGACTATAACCAGGCGTGGGAACGATTCTTAAAGCACAAGAAATGAAAAATGCTTTGATCGTAATTGCAGTACTGGTCGTCGTATTCCTGCTGGGGCGCTGGACAAAGAATTTCGACCCGGTTAAGATCGTACAGTACGATACTTTGCCGCCAGTCGTGCGTCTCGACACGGTCAGAGATACGGTGCCGGTACCGAAATACGTGCATATCGTTCGGTATGACACCATCCACGATACAGCAGACGGGAAACCTATTCACCTTCCTATTCCGATCGGTCGTTACCTGTTTACCGACGATTCGACCTATCGTATGGAGGTAGAGGGCTACAATGTGCAGGCAAACAGTATCGAAGTCTATCCCCGGACGGTTACACAAACCGTTATCCAGCGGATCGGGGCTCCCGGCAGGCCGAAACGCTGGGGGATCGGCGTGAGTGCCGGGGCAGCTTTAACGCGGCAAGGCGTGCAACCTTATATTGGGATAGGAGTACAGTATAATTTGATTTCGTTTTA